TTCCACGTCTACGTCTGCTTGTATTTCCTCCTTAGTAGGTTTCTCCGACCACTCTATATCCAATGACCCAACGATACGAACAGCATCTTTAACACTCATAAACTGCTTGTTAAGTTGGTTAAGATATAAAAGACAATCTTTAAGGAAGTCCGTCATAATATCCTGGCGATAGGCAGGTCTAGCACCGCCTCCTGCAGCCCGTAGCTGAACAGATGCCGCAGACTCTTCCCCCGACTGCAAGAAACCTCGCTTGAGGTCAGTTACGCCAGATTTATCCTCTAAGTTTCTCTGGATACGCTGGTCTATCATATACAACTCATTCGACGCAGCTCCACCAGGACTAGCTACATACATACGTTCACTAGGCTTACCATCTTCAAACAATATAATCGTCTGTTGACCTTGCTGAACTTTTTCAATATCTTCTTCATTTGTCCCTTGCTTGGAAATCCCAATCCATACTTTAGAATTCTCTTGAGCATTCCGAAGTTGAAGATTGATAATTGCGTTCTTTTGGTCAATGACGTTTCCGAAAGCCTCGGGGTCGCTCAGTCCAAACATATTATCGTTAAGTGGATTGAACTCGAGGATTTTGGCTGGCCACCCCTCGGCTTTAATTACCCATTCACTTTCACGCAAAGGTTTTGTTTGTTCATTCGTAAGAAGAAGAATGTATCCCTTCCCACCCTCACGCATCTCTCTCTTCGTTGGTCTTAAAAAGACTTCGTAGACTTTAATGAACCGTGATTGCTTGGATTTCTTATAGTCGTCTGTCGTATACCCGATTAGCGTCCGGTTAAACCTATCTAGCAAAATCTTATCAACACCCTGTTCTTTAATCTGTGACGTTCCGCTAGGGATTAAGTTTCTCTTCGCTATCTTCTGGTTATACCCGACAAACCCTTTAATGATTTCCTTATCGACAGCTAACTTATCGTCCTCGACTATATCTATAAGAGGAACATCAAAAGACCTCGCTACCCACTTCGCCTCATCAATCTCGCTCATCGGAACTGCAGGGTCTTTAAGGAAACGTAACGGGTTAAGTCTACGGACGTAGTTGTGGTCGTTCTTAATAAAGATAGACTGTTCCTCGGTCATACCGAAGTCACCCTTATATCCTTCCCAAATAACACCATAAGGGAAAAGGAGGGCATCTAATAAAACCTTCTGGACTTGTTGTTTAAACTTGATTTGGCTTATGTCGTAGTTAAGAATAGCTTCCTGAGTCTTGGCTGACTTACACGCATCTAACTCTACTTCTTCGTTCCTGCCGGAAATAGGATTTCGTTTCTTTGCGATAAAAGTTTTGTTTCGTGGTTTAAGAAAGGCTCGTGGATTACGGAAGAAAATCGAAGGGAGTTCGTTCTGAATAATCGGGTATAACTCGTTGAGTATAATGTCCCAGTCCATCCCGATTGGCGGTGCGTAGTTTCCAATATACCTACGCAAAGAGTCCGTCATAATAGGTTCGAGTTCTTCTTTATTCAAGACCTCGGACATTATCAGTTCGTTCTTTAATGCAATAAGTCGTTCTGGAGATAGGGACATACCAATCCTTTCTTAGAAGATTGGGCGTATGCCCCAGAGATGCCCGAATGGGCTAGACTAACGCTTCGGTCATTGAATACGTTGTCGTGGTGACAAACAAATGACCAAACGAGATTTCGTTCTTAGTCTTACATGAATGACACTTTATAACAACCTGCATAGTCCCATCATAATTATAAGTCATTAGATGTCTACCACAGGTTGTGCAAAAGAAGTTTTTCATATCTATATTATGTATAACACTAATTTTTATTAAAAGTCAAGAAAAAATCAATAGTTTTATATAAACCCTCGTTAAATGGAACTTTAGGATACCACCCTAGACCCCGAATTTTACTTGAATCCATAGCATACCTACGGTCATGTCCTGGCCTATCTTTGACAAATCTTATATCCGTCCCTATCATACTTGCTATATTTATATTGGAATTTAAATACTCACTGCCTAAATTATAAACCTCGCCAACTTTACCTTTCTTTATAATAGTAAAAATCCCTTTCGCACAATCGTCTACATATAACCATTCTCTAATCTGAGTTCCATCTCCGTAAATATTTGCTCCGTTCTTAATAGTATATGGGATAAACTTCTCTTCGTTCTGGTAAGGCCCGTAGTTATTGCAAGGTCTTATGATTATCGACCTTAGACCGTAAGTCCGTATATAAGACTTGACTAACATCTCGCCAGCAGCCTTACTAGCCGAATATGGGTTACCTGGATTTAACTTCCAATCTTCCTTCGCCTTACCTTCTAAGATTTCCCCGTAAACTTCGTCTGTGCTTATATGTATATATAATATATTATACTTAATACATATACTAAGTAAGTTGTGGACTCCTAATACATTCGTAGTGAGAAACGGGGTTGGGTCTTTAATCGAGTTGTCTACATGGGTCTCTGCTGCGAAGTTTGCTAGAATATCGTGGTTCTTAACTATCCTGCTTATATCCGAACATATATCTAACTTGTGAAGCTTAACTCCTGGTATTCTCTTCTTATCTCCAGCATAGGTAAGTTTATCTATCACTACGGGGTCTTTAACTAACCTCGTAAACGCACTACCGATAAACCCTGCCCCACCGCAGACTATCACCTATAAGACTCCCTAGATTGGATACTCCAATACTTCTCTTTCTTCCCAAAAGAAAAAGGTTTCTTTCTTCCTGACGACCTTATTGCCATATCCCTAAACCACTCGAACTCTCCATCCTCTTTCTTCTTCTCTACCACTCCAGACCCTTTCAGAATATACTCTCCGTCAAACAACTGGCTGAAACAGTCTAATATATCGTCATGCTCACTAAACGGGAACTGCCTAAGCTCTAAAAGAAACTCTTCAACGAAATCGTAAGACTTCCCGTTATACGCATAAACTCTCTTCATTGTCCTAGGAAGAAAAATCTTCTTCGCATTGAACTGACCTGTCAGTCTTTGCTCAATTCTGTCCTGCTTGCTTATTACAGTAGCCTTAGTCTCCTTAGGTTCGATATGCAACATATCCTTAACGAACCGTATCCTTACATTCTCCAAGTCCCCGTGCCTACCCCCCGTAACCTCATACTTAGCCCCTTTAAGCCTAGCACACCGTTTAGCCATACTTACATAAGCGTCTACCCTGTCGTTAGCTAACAGCTTGTCTCTTAACCCGTCAAGTAAGTAAAAGTTAAAGTCTTTATCAACTCCCCAAACTTCTATAACCGTAAAGTCTGATTTCTTCTTAACACTACTCGCTGGGTCGCACAAGATATAATCCGATAGACCTGTCGGAAGCGTATCGTAGTATTGTATCCATTCGTCTTTGAACTTCCTTTGACTAGGGTCTATCGGATTCAAGAAATACTGGCTCTGTATATCATACGGGTTCATCGTTGGATCTTTGCATATCCCGTCAAACCCTTCCCTATCTATCCTCTCTGGAAAGTTGAACGTCCCGTCATCATTAGCTACAGGAACAAAACTCTGCTCAAACTCAGCGTTCTTCCTCATACAACTGTGTAAATCGTTAAAGTGGTAAATCGTCCCTATCACATCTTCCCTGGGAATAGTGGGATTATCAAAGATAGGTCTAAGTAGTGAGTAGTAGTCCTTACTCGTCTGTATCTGAGTCTCATTCGTAACTGCATCTTTATTCACAAGGTCGTCTATCTTCATATAATCAAAGTGTAACCCAGTGATATTCGTTCCTACACCAGCACACATAACTGTAGGCTCTTTAAAACTCCTAGTCCTATTCGGTATAGTAAAAGCCTCTGTCGTCCCGAACTCTATCTTCCCCTCTTTACTCGCTACTGGACAATACTCCTTAAAGAAAAACCGAAACTCTGCATTACTCATAAAATGACTCTTTATCGCACCTAACGGCTTCATAGCGACACTTATCGTATAACTTACTATCAACACCCTAATATTAGGATTGTTAACTATCAACCAAGTCGTATGTGCCTCAGTCAACAAAGAAGTCTTAAAGAACCCTCTCGACCAAAGCCAAAGCCTTCTTACTTGGTTATCTGTAACAAACCTGCTCTTCCCTATCTTCTTCATCTGGTCTACATGAAACGCCCCAACGTCCCTATACCCTAACAAATAAACAAAAGCACTAAAGTCCTTCTTAAAGAACTCCTGACAAAAAAGCCTCTTAGCCTCTGTCCCATGCAGACTCTTAAATATCTTTGCCTCCTCCTCACTCATCATACTCTCTAACCCACTAAACCCCATCACACCCTCCCATGCTTGCTACACAAAGGCTTCCCATCTTCCCTCTTGCACCCACAACCATACTCTCCCGAAAAAGGAAGATTCTTTATATCTAACTTCTTCGCCAAAATAACAACCTTCTTTTCCTCACCATACTCTTCTACCCTATAAACAGGAACACCCCTCCGATATATCACCAAAGGGGCTTCCTTTAACCACTTGCTCGTATCTATCAAAAACTCCCTCATCCCAACTTGCTTATCCATGTTACAACAATATACCATGTTACAACATTTGTCAAGTCTTTGTTACAACATATCTACATTGTTACAACAATTCCTGAATCCTACATCGCCGGCTGGAAGAGACTAATATACATACTAAGCCACCCCCACCCCGATTCCTCCCGATTGGCTTGCCCTGCCCACTATGATCGCCTATGCCTTGCTACCTATCCTATTGCCCATAATATACCTATCTAGTATTGCCTTATCCTCCTGCGTTATATGGGCTTGCATATCAATAGACTGTCTATCTGTCATGCTCTTGACTGCTACGCTTAGCCCTGTTGCCACCCTGTCCTTGTTAGCTAAGGCGATCTCTCCGTCTAGGGCTTGCCTCGTGACTTCCCAAGCCTTGTCTATGACCATGTGACGCTTCATCTCTTGGGATATAGACTTCCTACCTGACCTACCTTTGACACCAGACATATTATAATCCCTTCTGTTAAGGATTGAAAGAGTTAGAGCATATTTGTAAGAAAAAACCTTCTTTTATTTTGGCGACTTGGCCTTCTCTATTATAAGGGATGATAATGCTTGCCTCTAGTCTATGAATACCATTTAAAAGCGTATTTAATCAAGTAAAAATAACATTTTCTTTTTTGGCGAATTAATTAAGTTTATTTAATTATGAGCACGTGCTCAAAACTCTTTCTATAAACTATTGGTATTTGTATATTTATGAAACCTGGCTTGC